CGATCCTCAACGCGGATTACCCGTCGTCGCTGATCTACCACCGGCCAACGACGCCGGACAGAGACCCGCAGGTGAGAGGCGACCGCATCGGCTGGGACACCAGCGGGGTAAGCCGCCCGGTCCTTATCAGCCTGCTTGACGAGACGCTCAGGCAACTTGCAATCACGATCCACGACGCGATCACAGCGGGCGAATTGTTGACGTTCGTCATCAAAGCCAGCGGCAAGGCGGAGCACCAGACCGGCTGCCACGACGACACGGTTATCGCCCTGGCGCTGGCCCTGATCGTGGTTACCCGGATGCCGCGGCCGGCGGTCCGGGAGACGACGCCAGCGCCGCGGGTGACTCGCTACGGCCGCGGCGGCGAATCCGAAAGCAGGGGGGCCATCGTTCGTGTGCGGCGCTGAACCGACCAGAGGGCGCGTTCGCGAGACGGGGTGGAGTCCGCGCCACGACCGCGAGCGCGCGGCGTTGCACGACTTCAACAACGTGCTGAGCGAGCTGATGGCGACGCTGCTGCTGGGCGAGGACGGGCTGGTGCGGTTCCACATCGGGGAGCTGACAGCGATGTACGAGGAGGCACTAAAACATGGACGGGCTTGACGTGCATTGCGAGGTGAACAGGCTTATCCAGCAGGGGATACAGCAGTACGACCGGGAGTTGCGGCGCCGCGCCAGGGGAGGCGGCCCGGGTATCGATGAGGCGACGGAGCGGCTACGCAACTTCGCCACGTATCTGCGGGAGGTCTCCAGCCGGACGAGCGAACTTGCCGGCTTCCTGAACAAGTGGTGCGACGAGGTGGAAGCGAAGGGGCCCGAATGACGCAGCAGGACTTCCAACTGAACTGGCCCAAGGCCGAGCTGGACCGGATCGCGACTAGGATACAGACGGATTACCGGGCGGCGCTGGCGGATCACAATCGACGCATCAAGCGCTGGCGCGAGTACTACCGGCGTTTCCGGGCGATGGTGAACCTGCCGAACGAAGGCGAGGAGACCGCCGCAAACCTGCCGGTGCCCTACGTTCGCTGGAACGTGCTGACGAAGTGGGCCAAGGAAATGGACGCGCTGTTCGGAGACGACGCGGAGATAGTAGCCGTGCCGGTGGGGGCCTCCGACTACAAGCGCGACGCCAAGGTCTCGAAGTATATGACCTGGCGCGTGTTCAACAGCATGAAACTGGTGCCGCAGTTCTGCGCCTTCGTGCTGTTCAAGTTGGTGTTCGGGCGCGTGGTGGCGTACTCGCCTTGGAAGACGGATTCGTTCGACGTCCCGGCTCCCGAGGGGAAAGCCTTCTACAACTGCAAGAACTGCGGCCGGGACGCCCTGGGGGACGAAGGCGCGCCGCCGCAGGCCTGCGAGCACTGCCAACATCCGTTGACGGGCAAGGAGTCGCCGAAAGACGAAGGCGAAGTGGTGGAGTACGAGGGGCCGGACTTCGTTCCGTTGTGGCCGGACGACTTCATCGTGCCGGCCGAGGAAGTCTCCACGCTGCACGAGTTCTCGTTCTGCTTGCGGAAGTACCGGGCGACCCCGGACCAGTTGCTGCGCGGCGAGGAGAAAGGACGCTACCGCGGCATCAAGGAGCACTGGGAAACCATCCTGAACATGGCGCAGCACGGCATCCAGCGCGAGTACGAAGGCGACGAGGTCAAACAGGAGAAAGACGACGCGGAGGGCATCCTGTATCAGAGGCCGCTATCCAGCGGGGAGTCTCTGCTGGTGCTCGAATGGTACGGCCGTTGGAGGCCGTTGAAGAGCGGGGTGAAGGACGCCGCGGAGTGGGACTTCAAGAAGCGCGAGATGCGGCAACGGGAGTTCGTGGTGCGCTACCTGTGGGACCTGCGCCTGGTCATCGGGGTGCAGGACCTGGCGCAGTTGTACCCGACGAAGCGGAACCGGCGTCCGTTCACCGAGGCGTCGATGTTCAAGGACGGCACTTACTGGTCGCCGGGGATGGCCGAGCTACTCATCGACATCGAGGACGAGCTGTGCGCCAATCACAACCAAGCCACCGAGGCGGGGCAACTGGCCATCAACCCGCCGATTGCTTACCGGCCCGGGAGCGGTATGAACCCGGAGACGTTCAAGATCGAGCCGGGCCTGGCGATTCCGCTCGACAACCCGGCTACCGACGTAATCCAGCTCAAAATCGGCGCGAACATGGACATCGCCCAGTGGAAGGAACAGTGCGTCCTGGCGTACGGCGAGAAGCTGACCGGGATGTCCGACCTGCAGATGGGGCGCCAGAGCGACCGGCCCAACGCGCCGCGAACCGCCAAGCAGACGGTCGCCCTGCTGGAAGAGGGTAACGTCCGTATTTCGCTGGACAACAAGGTCCTGCGCGAGGATATGTCGGGCGTTCTGTCGCATTTCTGGGATCTCGAGTACATCTTCAGCAGCCCGCAGACCTTCTTTCGCGTCACGGAAGACGACGCCGACGGGATATTCGAGACCAACAACGGGGGGTCGATCCTGACGCTCGAGGACCGCGACGGCCGCTACGACTTCCGGCTACAGTTCGCCTCCAGCGTGCATTCGCGGGAGGCGAAAAAGGAACAGGCCTTGGCGCGGTACCAGTTGGACCTGCAGAATCCGCTGGTGGTGCAGAACCCGCAGGCGCTGTGGGAGGCGACGCGGGCGGCGCACGAGGCGCTGGACGATCCGGACTTCGCCAAGGCGGTGCCTAAGCCGCCGGCGCCGGACGTTTCGATCGATCCCAAGGACGAATGGGTGGAGCTGCTGCACGGCGAAGACGTCCACGTCAATCCGGCGGATAACGATCAGGCGCACCTGGTACGGCACATGAAGGACCTGCAGATGTCCGAGCAGAACCCGAACGGGCCGACCGGAGACCTGGACGCGGTAAAGAAGCTGATCGCGCACTACCACGACCATATCCAGCAGTTGCAGATGAAGAAGCTGCAACAAGCGATCGTCGAGCAGGCCGCGCAGGCCGTACAACAACTTGCGGGCAAAGCGAAGCCGTTGCGGATGCCCCAGGGGCTGTTCGGAGGACCCGTTACCGAGCCCGCCGGTAATCCGGCGGCGGAGGGCCCCAACATCTACAGCGGGCATCCGGAGGTGATGCATGAGCAGTAATCGGCCACGTCCTTGCCGGGCGGCGTTGGCCCGCAGGCGAGCGCAGGTGGCTCGCCAGGTGCAGACGCTGCGCGCCCGGACCTACGAGCCGGCAAATGAGTACGAGTACGACCACGCGCGCGCCTGGCTGTACTGTCTGGACTGGGTGCTGGGGGGCAGCCAGGGCGACGAAGAAGGCTTCGACGCCTGGGTGGCGAGGCTAGCCAATGAAACCTAACGCCATCGTCTCGCGGCGGCTGGACGCCATCGACCGGGAGCAGTTTCTGAAGATGCTGGACTCCGAGTCCTGGCACCTGTTCGTCGACCGGTTGCGCCAGGAGCTGGAGAGGCACAGGACGATTTGCGAGACCTCCGGCGACGCGCACGAAGTGACGCGGGCGCAAGGAGCGGCTAAGGCGCTGCGGACGACGCTGGCGCTGCCGGAGATACTGCTTGCGGCGATGCGGGGGAAGGCGTGAACGTTGGCGCCGATAATGGCGAATTCCCCAACATATGCAACCAAAGTTCATCGAGGTGGGCGGCGTCATCCTCAACCTCGCAGCCATCGAGGCAGTGAGGTTCGGCGGAAGCGCTCCGCCGGAAGCCTGCGCGGAGGCTCATGCGCAGGTGCATTTCGCCAGTGGAGCGGTGTTCGACTTCGCCGGACCCGAGGCGCTGGCGCTAAAGCGCTTTTTCTCGCCCGCGGGCCCGGTCTTGCAGGAGAATCCACCGCGGCCGGAGTAGCCTGTCGTGCAACAGATTCGGGGCAGAACGTACGCCGACAGGCTGGCCTCGTACCGGGCGGGCGAGGCGGCCAAGAAAAAACACGTACAGGCTCGCGAGGAGGCCAGGAAGCAACGCGCGCTTATGGCCCGTGCGGCGGCCGAACGTTCCCCCGACGGTACCGCGGCGCGCGTGTCGCGCAGAGAGCGCCGATCGGGCGAACAGCGGAGGCGGGAAGAGCTGGATGCGTACCTGCTCGACCGAAGATCGGACCGCGAATGGGAGCGCAAATTCCGGCGGCTGCGCGCGGACGAACCCGAGCCGCGCAGCCCTGTGGGAAGTAGCTGGCCGGCGTTCGAGGCGGCCATCCGAAAGTGGGGGCCGCCCAATACGGTACGGAAAATCTGGAGCTACTGAGGCGGGGGAGGTTAGGCGATGTTTTACATTCGATACCTGGCCAGGTGCTGTGCGTGCGAGGCGGAACGGGTCCAAATGGACCTTAAGCTCAACGACGAATGCAGCCGCTTCTATACGCCCTCTCTGCCACTCGGCTGGACGCAGGATCATTGCGGCCGGCTCTACTGCCAGGACCATGTGGTAGTCCTGACGTGCACGGTAGACGGCAGGCCGGTGGTGCGATGACTGCGGCGCCCCGGGTTGTCAGCGTGCGGTGCTCGTGGTGCTCAAAGCAGCGGCCCGAGTTCCGCGTACACCGGCTTACCTCAGGCCAGGCGCTCTGCGATTACTGCCTGGAGTGGCATTTGGCCGCTCTCGAGGTGCTGAGCGGCGGGGTCCCGGCGGGATGCCAGCAATGCGGCGCGGATTGGGCCCGGCTGCGCGCAGCGGCGCCAGGTGTCGAGGTCAGAATGTATGTGGTGCCCAAGGATGGCATCTATCAACTGCTTTGCGCGTGCTGCGTGCGGCCCTACGTCGGGAAGCGCGCGGACTTGTACGCAGGCACTAGATTCGGAAAGGAAACTCTCAAACTATGAATGACCCAGTCTCTCCGGTCGAAACGACCGTCAGCGGCGATCACGCCCCCGCGGCGGCGGTGGGAACTCAACCGGGGGCGCCGGCCGCCGAAGGGCAGGACCTTACAGCACTGCGCGCGCAGCTCGACACGCTGAAAGCGCAGATCGCAGAGCAACAGCGCACAACCGAGTACTGGTACCGCGAGGCCAAGAACCGCGGCGAGCAGCCGGCCGCGGCGACCGCGCAAGTTCCCCAGGCGGGCGACGACGTGGACTTGCTGGAAGTGGTGACGACACAGGGAGCCAAGGGGCTGGACAAGGTCATCAGCGACCGCGGTTACGTGCGCAAGACGGACGTGGAAGCCATGATCGAGACGCGCGCCGCGCAGATGACGAAGGAAGTGGAGCTAGTGGGGCGCTTCCCGGACCTCAAGAACCAGCAGTCGGATTTCTTCAAGGAGACGGCGCGGGCGTACGGAGAGTTCAAGAACCAGGGCGTGCCGCAGCATCTGGCGATGGAGATGGCGGCCGAGCGCGTCGCCTTAGTTTTTATGGAGGCGGGCAAGCTGAAGACGCGATCGCAGGCATCGGAAGAAACCGCGGCGACGCGCGAGGCCACGCGCAGGGCGCGGGCCGCGGCGCAGGAGGGCGACAGAGGGAACCGTGCACCGGGCGCGGGCGAGGCCGACGACGGAGAACTCTCCCCCGAACAGCAAAAGATAGCGCTCAGTATGCTGCTAGGGATGCCAGGCGCCGACGGCAAGCCGATGAACCGGGAGCAGGCCCTAGAGGCCTACAGGACACGCGCCAGGAAGGGCGTGGCGATGAGGGGAGTGAGGTAAGGCGATGCCTAACAAGCGAACGGCCCCGGCGGTGGACCCGGCCGATGCAATGAATCGGCAGGTGCTGGCCGAGAGGCAGAAGCGAGTCGACGCCAAACGCAAGCAAGAGGAGCGGACGGCGGCGGCGGTAGATCAGATGGCCGCGGACCTGGCCCCGCACAGCGCACCGGCGAGCGCGGCCGAGCTGCTCACGGACGAGTGGGACCGCGGAGTCTTCGGCGAGGCGTTGCCCACGATCACCCGGAAGGTGTACGGCCCGGACCCGCTTTTGGAAGGGTGTCCGGAATTTCGAGACCGGCTGGAGCAGAACGGCCTGGCGGAGTATGCGAACGCCACCGCGGAAGCAATCCGGAGCAAGGGATCGAGCGCCGTTCCCGACCCGGTAATGCGCAAGGGGCTGAAGAAAGCAATCGACCGTTTTGGGGTAGAAGCCGTGGCGCAGGCGTTCCGCGACCGGGTCATGAAGATCCCGGTACGCGAGTACGAAGTGGAAGTGGAGCGCGAGGACACGGTTCAACTCGCCGATCCGATGCGGGACGCGGTGGAGCGCTACGGGCGCCCGGGGATGAGGGCGAAGTTCCTCTCCGAGCGGTGCATGGGGGCGCTGGGGATGCGCGGCTACGAGATCGCGAAGAACGAACGCGGGGATCCGGTGAAGGTTGGAACGCTGATTATGGGCGAGATCCCGGAGCGTTGGGCGCAAGAGCGGCTCGCCAGGTACGCGGGCGAGAGCGAAGCGGCGCTGCGCGAAATGGAAGACGGCTACATGGACGCGCAGGACCGGCTGCTGCGCGCCGCCGGCGCCGCGGGCGTGCCCGTAGCGGGATCCCGGCCGCTGGCTCCGGACGAGTCGATGCTGGCCACTGCGACCGAGAGCGAGAACTACCTCGGGCAGGCAAGGGCGGGCGGCCTGCGATTCGAGCGCGAGAACGGAGCGTAAGTTCGCTCGAAATGTCGAATGCAATGTTAGCGGGCGCAGATCCGCGCTGATGGAGGGGTGAGCGAGTGGCAAACAACAACAGTCCTTTTGGGTTCCGGCCGACGATTCGGGCGGGCGGCGCGCCGTTTTCGGTGACCGAGTACGGCAAACCGTCCGGCGACAGCCACGCAATTTTCATGTTCGACCTGGCGATATACAACACCTCGGAGTCGATGGCGCTGCCGGAGAGCCCGCAGGGTTACAACCTGCCGAACGCGCAGACCGCTTACCAGGCGACGGCGGGCACCTCGCTGTACCTGGGCGCCAGCCTGGCCTACGGGGCGGCGTCCACGGCCTCGGTCCACCCGGTAACGGACGAAATCGACGTGATCTACCTGGCACAGTGCAAGACCGGCACGACGATTTCGACGTCCTCGCACGTGGGATTGAACGCGAACATCTCGCTGACGACGGCGGGCAGCACGGTGACCAAGCAGAGCGGCCTGGCGGTGGACGGCGGCACCATCAACACCACCAGCACGCTCGACCTGAACATTCTGAAGGTGGCAATGATTTCGCCGAACGCGGAAGGCGATAGCGCGATTCTGGAAGTGCGCATCAACAAGCACCAGTTCGCCCAGGGTACGGCCGGGGCGTAGTAGTCGGGGTTTCGGCGGCAACCGGACGGGCGGCCGTCGGAAGGGTAGGCGGCGGGCAAAGTACCCGCCCCACCCTAAGAATTCGGGGGGGCGACAGTGTTCATTCGGACAATTTTTCCGGACCTCTTCTTGCAGTCGATGCTGCCTGCGATCGACGAAGTGGTCATGACGAAGTACAGCCGGTATCCGGACGAGTTCAGCGAGGTCTTCCGCGTGGAAAGCTCGACGCGGTCAATCGAGCAGACCACGGAAGTGACCGGCTTCGGCCAGATGGCGGTGATCCCGGAAGGCGATACCACCAGATACGACGAGGCGCTGCCGGGCTTCAATAAAACCTACATCCACGGCCAGTACGGCCTGGGATTCAAGGTCACCAAGGTGGCCATGGACGACGACAAGTTCGGCGTGGTGCGCAAGCTCGCCACCGAGCTGGGCCGATCGGCGAAGGAAACCAAGGAAGTAACCGCGGCCAACGTGTTCAACACCGGTTTCACGTCTTCGACGGGGCCGGACGGCACGACGCTGTTCAGCACGGCGCACCCGCTCATCGGCGGCGGAACGCAGACAAACCGGCTGAGCTACGCCACGGATCCGGACGTGACGAGCATTCAGCTCGCGCTGAAGGATATGCGGAAGACGGTCGACCACCGCGGGAAGCGGCTGCGCATCCCGCCGAAGAAAGCGATTTTCCCACCCGAGCTCGAGTTCATCGGCGCCGAATTGCTGGGCGGCAGCGACCGGGCCGACACCGCGAACCGCACGATCAACGCCTTCAAACGGCGCTCGGGGATGCCGAGCTTCGACTCGTGGATGGTGTGGGACTATCTCACCAACCCGGACGCCTGGTTCCTGGAGGCGGAGAAGGAAGACACCGAGCTGCGGTACTACGACCGCGAGGCGTTCAACACGGTCCACGACATCGACTTCGACTCGAGGTCGGTGAAAACGGCCGGCTGGATGAGATTCTCGGTCGGCTACAACGGCTTCTACGGGATCTACGGGATTCCGTCCAGCTAGGGGGTTCGCATGGCGTTGCTACCGAACGACACACCGAAGCGGACGCGGCTGCGTCTGCTGGACATCGTCCCCCGGGGAGCGATGGGGGCGGGGAACGAGCCGCACGTGGGCGCGGGGGGCGACGAAGCGCTGATTATCCGCGTGCCCTCGACGCAGAGCGTTCCAGCGGTGCGGATCCGCCGGCAGACGGCAAATGCCGCTCCGACCGAGCTTTTCGACATCGACCAGGCCGGCAATATATCGGTACTGAGCGGAGTCGCCATGACCACCCAGGTGGCCCAGGTGCCTCTCACGGCGGCCAACCTGATCGCCATGTATGCGACGCCGGTGGTCATTCTGGGGGCGCCCGGCTCGGGCTTGGCAATCGTGGTTTACGAGATCCTGCTCGAGCTTAAGACCACGGCGACACAGTTCACCAGCGGCGGCGCGGTGCAGTTCCAGTTTGGGAACACGGCGAACGCCGGAGGCACGGCCGTTCACGCCGGCACGGTCCCGGCGAGCGTGGTGAACGCGGGGGCGGGCACGACCCTGACGGCGCTGTGGCCGGCCAGTGGATCGAATGGGCTGACGGTTCCGGCGAACACCGGGATCTACGTTTCGAACGCCAGCGGCGCGTTTGCCACCGGCACGGGCACGGCGATCGCGTACGTGGAGTACGGCATTCTGACGCTCGGGTAAGACCATGGCCTTGGGGATCAAGACATCCCGGACGCTGCTCAACAGCGCAACGCGAGCGGCGAATACCGCGACGGCGGCTCAGACCGACGCCGACTGCTCGGCACTGCGCTTATATCTGAACGTGAGCGCGGCCAGCGGGTCGGGCGGAATCCTGCCGATAATCCGCGGTTACGACCGGGTGAGCGGGAATTCGGTGGAGTTGACTACCGGGGGCGTTTACGCGGTGACGCAGGTCGGGACGTACGCGTTCGAGATGAGCTACCACCCGAGCGACGCCTTCGGAAACGTGCGGGAGGCGGTAAGCCGCGCGGTTCCCTATCAATGGGACGTGGTTGTGAAGCACTTCGACGGGTCGAATTACGCGTATTCCCTGTCGGCGGACATTTTGAAGTGAAGGAGAATTTGCGATGTTTCCACCTGCGAGGGTAGGTCCTCAGATTTGCGCAGACGGCGTTCCGGTTCCGGAGCGGGCCAGCAAGGACGGCTCGATCGTGGGACTCAATGCGCACGGCTTTTACCAGGAGCCGGTGTACCGCGGCAACGTGTTCAGCCTGACGCTGGCCGCCACCACGGGCGGCGTAGCGGCGGGAAACATCGTCTCCGCGGCGGCGGCGGCGGCGACGCAGTTCGCGCTGTTCAACCCGGCCGCATCGGGAAAACTGCTGGTTCTGTTGCGCTTCCGGCTTGGCATCATATCGGGGACGCCGGGCGCCGGTCCCGTCTTTCACGGCTACATCCCCAACGTGCCCACCGCGACCGCTACGGGCACGATCCTCAACAACATGCTGTCGAGCGGGGCGTCGTCGGTGGCCAGGAGCTACGCCACGGGAACTACCGGCACCACCCTGACGGCGGGGGCGGCTCCGGTAACTCACATGCTGGCCAATTTCAGTTCAACCGCCACCGCACAGGCCTCGCCCTACCTGGTGACGGCCGACGACGTGCTCGACGGGCAGCTCGTCGTGGCACAGGGAGCCGGATGGCTGCCGCTGTGGGGAGCCGCCGGCAGCTCGCTGCTCTGCGGCTACTCCATCACCTGGGAAGAGATCCCCGCCTAAGACCGCGGGACTCCGCCGAGAGCGAGGTTCTACGTGACACGACCGGGTAGGTTCGCGGCGGCACTGCTGGCGATCACCGCGGGGCTGAGCGCGCAAGCGCTGCAATACCCTGCACAGCCGGCCAATCCGTCGGGGCAGGTGTCGGTCACCACGTCGTGGTTGTACTGGAACAAGATGCACTACGCCGGCACCTGGTCGGCGACAACCGTCTACAACTCGCAGGACCTGGTGATTTACGGCGGGGCGCCTTACGTCAGTCTGGAGACGAGCAACCTGGATAACAACCCGGCGTCGGCGGGGCTCTGGTGGGTGGCGCTGCCAGGGGGCAGCGGTGGCGCGGGAGCGGTATCGAGCGTGTTCGGGCGGGCCGGCGCGGTGGCCGCGGCGGGCGGCGACTACACGGCGGCACAGGTGACCAACGCGGTGAGCGCCGCGGGCAGCTACACGGACCCAAGCTGGCTGACTCTGACGGCGGCGGGCGGCCGGATTAGCGGCTTTCAGACTACCATCTCGGGAGCACCCGGGAGCTGGCCGAGTTTTGCGGCGTCGGCGACAACCGACACCACCAACGCCGGCAACATCGGCAGCGGCACATTACCGCACGCGCGGTTACCGGCGCTGCAATCGGGGGACATCCCGAGCAACGCAGCCAATACGTCGGGGAGCGCGGGCAGCCTCTCGGGCACCATCTCGCAGGGTGCGGTGTACGCCGGGCCGGCGTCGGGGGGATCGGGTGCGGCCTCCTGGCGCGCCCTGGTGCCAACCGATCTACCGGCTACCGAGGCTCCCGCGTTTATCATCTGCACAACGGCCGGCTGCCTCGCCGAGCAGACCTTCACGAGTTATTTTGTCGGCAATCCGAACGGAGTGACGTTCGACGAATGCGGCCTGTCGCTGCAAACGATGCCGACGGTGCAGTCGGTGATCGTCGACATTCAGACGGCCGCGGGGGTGTCCATCTTCGGCGCCAGCAAGTTAGTGGTGGCAACGACGGACACGCCGGGCGTAGCAAACTTTCAGGCGACCTTCGCCAACTCCCCGCAGACGGCCGCAAAAGGCGCGGAATTCTTCGCGACGGTGCTGCAGAGCGACACCGGCGGAGTGGCGCAGGGCGGCTACATCCGGTGCCGGGTACACTGACATGACCTGGGGCCAACTGCGATTCCAGCTACAGACGGGGGCGCCGGGCGTGCCGGCGGATCTCCTCGACGAGTTTTTGAACACGACCTACGAGGCGGTGCTCGAGGCCACCGACTGGCAGGGGCTGAAGTATCACTGCGCGGTGCAGACGCTGGCGGCGTACCAATCGGCCACCGACACGGTCACCCTGACGGTGGGACAAACCGGGGTGACGGGGCTGGGCACGAACTGGGGCAGCAGCCAGAGCGGGCTGAAGTTTTACCGCCCGGGCGACACGCCGACCTACGTGTTCACACAGACGGGAGCTACGACGGCGACGCTGGACCGGCCATACGAAGGCAACGGCATCGACGCGGCGGGCACGGTCTACCTCGGCGCGGCTTACGTCCTGATGCAGAACGTGTACGCGCTTCCCTCCGACGTGCGAACGGTAGTGTCGGTGCTCGACCCGATGACCGGTTTCCCGCTGCAGCCGTTCTCGCAGGACCGGCTGGACCAGTCGGCCGGGCCGCGGACCCTGGTGCAGGATCCGGTGAGTTACGCCATCACGGACGATTCCGGCGAGAGCGGCGGCGCGGTGGTACACCAGATCGAGTTTTTCCCGCCGCCCGTGCACGCGCGAGCCATGAGCGTGGAGTACGTCCACGCGGCGCTGGCGTTCGACGGGGCGTCGACGCAAACCTCGCCGCTCCCGTTCGTCTCGACCGGCGTTTTGCTGGACGGAGCGCGGGCGAAGGTGGCGCGGCACCTGGCGGGCAGCGCCGAGGCGCCCGCGGCGGCCGCAGGGTACTCGGTGCAAGCCAATTCCTACGAGGCTCTTTTCCAGCTTGGACTGCGGCGCATGCTACTGCTCGAACACAGCCAGAAGCGCCTGAAAGCGACGATGCGGATGGCGGACCGGTTCGTGCGGCACCGGATGGCCAGGGCGGCGCGCGGACGAAACAATAACTGGGGTCCCGGGATGGGCGGCCCGAACTAGGACGCCATGCAGCTCTCCGATATGGTGGCGCGGGTCTCGCAACGGCTCAACGAGGCCGCGGGCCCGGGATTCTATCCGAAGGCCGAGATTGTGGCGGCGCTGAACGAAGCGCACAGGCTTTTCGTGCTGTTGACGCTGGGACTGGAGACCACGGCATCGTGGACCATTCCGCCGGGGTCTACGTTCGCGGCGTACCACATGCTGGCCACATTCCCGGATTGGATCGTGCCACTGCGCGTAACGACGTCCACCGGGGCCAAGGTACGGCCGGCACGCCTGGAGGACCTGGCGTCGCTGGACGCCGGCTGGATGACGACGCAGACGCCGGGCGATCCCACGCGCTACGTGGCGTTGGGAGCGGATTTGGCGGTGCCGTACCCCCTGCCGCTGAACGGCAGCACGCTACAGGTAACCTACGCGCGCGCGGGGCTGCCGCTGGTGAGCGACACGGACGTCCCCGAAACGCCGGCCGAGTATCACTCGGCCTACATCGAATACGGCGTTTACCGGCCGCGCCAGGTGGAAGGCGGCCAGGAGTTTCAGAAGGCGCTGCCGGGACTGGGTGCGCTGCTCAAAGCCGCAGAGCACTACGGCAACTACGTGCGCGCGCGGAACGCCGGCAGCCGGTACGACAAAATGCCGTTTGAGCTGGAGAAGTTCGACCGGTCGAAGTTATTGGGTCTGCGAAAGGACTTGGTCCCAGCGCGGAAGGTGGAGGGCGTATGAGCATGACGACGATTTCGATCACACAGGGAACCGGGACGCCGATTACGGCGGACTCGAGCGCCGGCGGCGATATGCAGGTAATCAAGCTGGCGGAGTCGGCGCTGGGGTCCACCAGCCTGGTCCCGGCGTCGGCCAGTACGGGCCTGGTGGTGAACCTGGGAACCGTCTCGGCGGCATCCGTGCCGGTAACCAACGTGGGCGGCCAGACTCTGAACGTCGCGGTACAGGGGACGGCAACGGTTGCGGGAACTGTGGCGATCTCCGGCACTCCCGCGGTCAGCCAAAGCGGTACGTGGAATATCGCTACAGTCACCAACATCACCAACACGGTGACGGTGGCGGGCACGGTGGCCATCTCGGGGACGGCGGCGGTCACCCAGAGCGGCACCTGGAACATCGGCACGGTGGCCACCATTACGAATACAGTGACGGTCGCGGGCACGGTCGCCATCTCCGGCACTCCAACCATCCAGGGGACTGTAACGGGCAACCAGGGCACGGCGGCGGCCACGGCGGGCGCCTGGCCGATCAAGCTGACGGACGCCAGCAACGTCTCGACGCTACAGAACGTCGGCGGGGTCTACTGTCTTCCGGTGAAGGTCCTGGCGCAAACCGGCGGGGGCTACTCGCAGCAGGACAAAACCGCGTTTACGGAGGGTACGACGCCGGTGGAAGCGATCGGCGGGGTGTACAACGACTCCTTCGCCGGGTCGCCGGCATCCGGCCAGGCCTCGGTGCTGCGGATCACGGCGCAACGGGCGGCGCACGTCAATCTGCGGCGGGTGGACGGCACCGAGATCGGGACCTCGACGACGCCGCTGGTGGTTGTAGGCAACTCGAGCGGCGCGATGCCG